TACAACAACAAGGCTATACTGTAAAAGGTTCTCTAACGCGAGACGTTACTATTCTAGTTAATGAGAGTGGTATTGAGTCCGCTAAAACTAAATCTGCTCGAGATAAGGGCATTCAAATCATAAATAATCTATTAGATTTCTTGGAGAAATAATAATGGCATTACCAAAATGGACAGACGAGCGTACAGCTGAACTCACATCTTTCGTAGGTGACGAGTCTCCTGTATCTCAATCAACTGTAGCACAAGCTGCAGACCAGTTAGAAACTTCGACTCGTTCAGTTTCTAGCAAACTTCGCAAAATGGGCTTTGACGTAGAACTTGCTTCTGCATCTGCCTCTCGCGCGTTCTCAGACGCTCAAGAAGCTACTTTAGCATCTTTTGTTTCTGACAACAGCGGTCAGTATACTTATGCTGATATCGCTGCACACTTTGAAGGCGGTGCCTTCTCACCTAAGTCTATTCAAGGCAAAATCTTGTCTATGGAATTGACTGATCACGTTAAACCTGCTCCTAAGCCAGAAAGTGTTAAAACTTATACTGATGCTGAAGAAGCTACTTTTGTAGAAATGGTTAATGGCGGTTCTTTTGTTGAAGAAATCGCAGACGCTCTTGGCAAAACTGTAAACAGTGTTCGTGGTAAAGCTCTTAGCTTACTTCGTGCCGAAGCTATCGTTGCTATTCCAAAGCAAAAAGAAACTAAAGGCGCTTCTAAAGCCGATCCTTTAGCTGATCTTGGTGACGTTTCTGGTATGACTGTCGAAGAAATCGCTACTGCGATCGACAAGACTGCTCGTGGCGTTAAAACTATGTTGACTCGTCGTGGTTTGGTTGCTGCCGACTACGATGGTGCTGCAAAGAAAGAAAAAGCAACTGCGTAAGTAGTTGTTAAACAACAAGCCTCTGATTGGTTTCAGAGGCTTTTTTTCGTCAATTCGGGGGAATTTTGATTGAATATTGCTAGTGCTCTTATAAAGCAAGTGCTTGAGCTACAGGACTTTGAGACCTGGACTAGCTGTCGCAAGAACTATTTACCTACGGAGTATCATTCTTTGTATGGTATCATAGACCATCATTGTGAAAAATATCACAAAATGCCCACCTTTGACGACTTAAAGTATGAAATCCGTGATAGTGGAGTAAGGGAAAAGTTATTTGCAATCGAAGCCGTTGAGGTAGATGCAGATGCTTTTATGCTCCTAGAGTACCTAAAAAATGAGTACGCTCAAAAAGAGATACTTGACTCACTGGAAGAGTACGTGGATAAGTCAGTAGCCTTTGAGGATGCTGATGAGTCTGTTGCTCATCTTCACCAAATAGTTTTAGATGTCGAAGAAAAAGTAGACTTAGAACGACCACAGGATAGTATGCAACGTATTACTCTGTTTGAAGATGATGAGGAACTAGGAAATTACTTGCCTCTCGGTCTCAATACTGAGTATGACCATGAGATTCAATTCTCTCCTAGAGATTTGATTCTAGTTGGTGGTAAACGAGGGGCGGGTAAATCCGTTGTCTGTTCTAACATTGCAAACAATGTTTTTAATTCAGGCAAGTCTGCTATGTTTTTCACTATAGAAATGGATAGCAGATCCATTCTACAACGATGCTGTGCCATCGCTACGGGGATTCCATTCGCTAGACTAAGAACTAAGAACCTTAGTGTGATTGAGTGGGAGCGTGTAGCAGGATGGTGGGCTAATCGTTTCTCTGAAGGACAAGAGCGTTTGAAAGAGTATAAATCTAATCGAGACTTTGATAGGTTTCATCATGAACTCACAACCAACTGCGAGCTTCTCCCGACTCAGCAGTTGGATGTGATTTATGATCCTTCACTAACTTTAGCAAAGATACGTGCAGAGCTTGACAAAAAGGTCAAGAGCTTAAACGTGGGCGTTGTTATCGTAGATTATATTAACCAAGTAAAACGTTCGAGTCTTCCTTCGCGTGGTGGTCAGTACGATTGGACAGAACAAATCGAAGTCAGTAAGGCTTTGAAATCTATGGCACAGGAATTTGAAGTGCCAGTGTTCAGTCCGTACCAAACTGATGCAACAGGCGAAGCAAGATTCGCAAAAGGCATACTCGATGCAGCAGATGCCGCCTATGCACTAGAAACTTGGGAGCAAGAAGATCAGTGTGTAACCTTCAACTGTGTCAAGATGAGAAGTGCGTCTATGAAGTCATTCAGTTCTAAAATGGATTGGGAGACACTAAAGATTGGTCCAGAGTCTATGCTTACTCCAAAGGAACAGGCAGATGCAGAGAATCGTAGTGACGAACCCATTGATGACATCTAATAAATAGTTCTTGACATTTCCTTAATATTTTGATATAATATCTTTTCTAAAATTCGGAGAAGTATATGATTATTAACGGCAGTATGAATCACAGCCCTTGCGGGCGCAGAGTCAGAAAGAACAGACGAGTCAAGAAGTCTGAGCCGTCTTTTCGACCTTTGAATCGTACCACACCATATCGCAGAGAAACAGAGTACTACCCTTCTCAAGAGATGCTGGGTGTTGCGTCAAAAGCTGACGACACTTACAAGAAAGAAGTATCACAGTCATACACTTTAGCACCTGCCTACAATAAAGGTGCATACCAAGTAATTCCAACAGAAAACATTAAAGACATCGGGAGATAGATATGCCAGCAAAATTTAAAGAATCTCAAAAAGTTGTAGTAGATCGTAAAACTAAGAAAACAAAAACAGTACACTACTACTTAAAAAACACATCAACAGATGAGCTAGTGAAAGAGTTAGATCGAGCAGTACCGAAAGTAAAACAAAAAATCCGTAACGAATTAGTGAGAAGAAAAGTAGCAGTATGAATGTAGAAGAACTCCTCAGCAAAAAAGGTATACAGCACACACCAAAAGGTCAAGACTTTTTGGTGAGTTGTATTAATCCTGAGCATGAGGATCGCAACCCTAGTATGAGAGTAGATCAGATTACTGGAATATTCCAATGTTTTAGTTGTGAATATAAAGGTAATCTGTTTACGCATTTTGGGGAAAGGGCAAATCAAATGCAATTGAAGCGTGAACTGTTGAAGAAGCGTATATCCGAGAAACGCGCTGAAAGCATTGGTTTGTCCTTTCCCAAAAGTGCAGTACCGTACATAGGAAACTGGAGGAATATAAAACCGGAAACCTACAGACGATTCGAAGCCTTTAATAGCGTAGATAAAGACTATAGTGGTAGAATCGTTTTTCCCATTCGTGATATGTCTGGAAGAATAGTTGCTTTCAATGGTAGACATACGGCACAAGGTATTCCGAAATACATGATTACTCCAGCTGGGGCAAGGATGCCATTATATCCAGTAGTACAACCAATTCAAGACTCAGTAATACTTGTAGAGGGTATATTTGATATGGTTAATTTGCATGACAAAGGTTTAAGTAACGCAGTTTGTTGTTTCGGCACAAAAAATATAAATACTGATAAACTATCCATGCTAAAAATACAAGGGATAGAGAGCGTTGACATATTTTTTGACGGAGATGACGCTGGTCAGCAAGCTGCGTTACGTTTAAAAGAAATGTGCGAGGAAGTAGATTTAGTTAGTAGAAACATACACCTAAAAAATACTGACCCTGGCGCACTAACAGAAAATCAAGTAATAAAACTAAGAGATAAATTATATGCCTAAAGTTGCATTAGTAGAAACGAAAAAAAGTAGGACACGATTTAAACATGAATTTGATCACGCATTTGAGTTTGATCAGTATCAGCTATGTTCTGATCCTACTATCAAAAAAGTATTAAAACGAGATTGTGATATTCAAATCGATACAGACGCCTATGACTGGATTATTCTAGTAGGTAGTGATGCTCTCAAATATTTTACCAAGATCAACTCTGTAACAGAGTACTCTGGTAAAAAAGTAGAGGGTAAATACTTACCTGTAATCAACCCTTCGATGCTTGCATTTAAGCCAGAAGCTAGAGGTACTTGGGATAGCTCTAAAGAAAGTATTATTAAGTATATTGCAGGCGAGATAGAAGATGTAGTGATTACAGATAGTATTGCTCGAGGCATACAAGATACTGCCGAAGCAAACGCATACTTTCAAGCTGCTATCGATTATGACTGTGACTACGTAGCACTCGACTCAGAGACTACAGGTTTATATCCTAGGGATGGTCATATGTTGGGTCTATCGTTATCATACAAAGCCGATGAAGGAGTTTACATAGACACCGCGTGCTTGGATGAAGAATCAGAAAGGCTCATGCAAGAGCTATTCGACAAGAAGCTAGTAATATTTCATAATGCTAAATTTGATATAGCATTTTTCGAATATCATTTCAATTTCAAATTTCCTCGCTTCGGGGACACGATGTTGTTACACTACATCATTAACGAAAATGAACGTCATGGTCTAAAAGAGCTTTCTCTCAAGTTCACTAAGTACGGGGACTATGAGAAGCCTATGTATGATTGGATGGATCAGTACAGAAAACAACATGGTATGCTGAAAGGCGACTTTACATGGGATTTGATTCCATTTGATGTTATGTATACTTATGCGTCACTAGATGCTGTATGCACTTTCCTATTGTACGAGAAATTTAAAAAAATATTAAAGAACGAAAAGTTAAAAAGAGTTTATGATGAAATTTTGATTCCTGGCTGCAGATTTCTAACAGATGTTCAGGACAATGGTGTACCTTTCGATAAAGAGAGGCTAGTAGCATCTCAAGACATTATGCAGGCAGATATTGATGAAGCCGTAGCGGGGTTGTATAAAAATCCTCGTATCGCAGAGTTTGAGAAAATTCAGGGCAAAGAGTTCAACCCTAACAGTACAGTACAGTTGCGATCACTTTTGTTTGATTGCATTGGACTTCAGCCTACGGGAAAGAAAACAGGTACAGGCGCAAACAGTACAGATGCGGAAGTTCTACAAGAGCTTTCAGCAAAGTCAGAAGTACCTGGCCTAATATTAGACATTCGCCAGAAAGGTAAGATTAAGAATACTTACCTTGACAAGATCATACCACAGCTTGATCGTGACAGTAGATTGCGTACAGGCTTTAATCTGCATACCACAACCTCTGGTCGGTTGTCAAGTAGTGGTAAATTAAATATGCAGCAGTTGCCTCGTGATAACCCCACTGTAAAGGGCTGTATCAAGGCAGCACCTGGGCATAAAATAGTTGCAATGGATTTGACAACAGCAGAAGTATATGTTGCGGCAGTTCTTGCAGATGACAAGAATCTTATGGATGTTTTCCGAAGTGGTGGCAACTTTCACTCAACTATTGCACACAAAGTATTTCGCCTTCCCTGTGAAGTAGAAGAAGTATCAGAGTTGTATGGTGATAAGCGTCAGGCAGCTAAAGCTGTAACCTTTGGTATTATGTATGGTGCAGGACCAGCGAAAATCAGTGAACAAGTTACCAAAGATTCGGGTAAATACTTTAGTAAACAAGAAGCTCAAGAAGTAATTACAGACTACTTCAAGCAGTTTCATAAATTAAAAAAATGGATTGCAGACAAAGAAGATTATATTCGTACTAATGGGTATATTTATAGTTACTTTGGCCGCAAACGGAGATTACCAAATGTTCAAAGTCAAGATAAAGGGGTATCAAGCTCTAGCGTTAGGAGTGGTCTTAATTTTTTGGTCCAGTCTGCTGCTAGCGATATTAACCTTCTAGGTGGTATAGA